CCCCAATAGAGGCCATACCCAGCCCAACCGTGCCTTTGGCGAAGTTCTGCTATCTTTATATCGAACCTTGCGTTTGAGTCATGCGGAAAATAATATGCGTCTTTCACTTTCATTCCACCCCCCCCCCAGGTAAAGGCGGGGGCTAATCCCCGCCTTTGACTTTCTTGATGCTCTTGCGCCAGAACCTACTGATTGTCTGATACTTCTGTTTGATCTCTTCTGGAAGGTCATACCCTTTGCGCTCCTGCCACTTGCCCGTGATGAACCAATCACCTGCCAGGATCTTCTCCCTGCCCTCGACGGCATGTTTGACCATCTCTTCTAGTTCCTTGTACTCGTCGACGGTCGCCTTGATTGCATCCATGCGGTCAAGCCAGCTAGCGAGTTCTGTTGTGTCTACCTCAACCTCTTTTCCCATCTGGTCGGGTAGACAGATGTGAGCGTATGGGCAGTTATCGCAATACATAGGGTCATTAATGGGGTCAGGAAGGGTCCCTTCAGCGACGTGTTTGTTAATGGCTTCAGCACGTTGTAGCGTCTCTTCTCCCAGTTCATAGTCAACGTCCATCCAGATTTCCTTACGCGCCCCTGAGTTCTTGTCCTTAAAGAGTAGGACACCCCGTTCATGCTCCCCCATCAACAGGTAGAGATTCAGCTGTGTCGGGTATTTACGGAGGTATCCGTATTTCCCGTGGAAAAGATCATTGAGTGTATTGATTGACTTGAAGACATAGGGCGATGAACTCTTGATATCGAAGGGGTAGACAACGCCATCAATAAGCACTTTGCCGTCGATGTGTCCGGTTATCTGGTATTCTTTCCACTCGAAGGCGCGTTGTTGTTCAATAATCTGGATTCCCGCGTCCTGCATCTCCCGGATGAAAATGCGCTCTATCTCGTTCCCCATATCAAAGATGTCCTGTAACTCAACAGAATGAAGTGCCTTCTCCTGCCATCTTGTCCGGTTCAGGACGTGATATTTGACACATGGCAAACCGAGGTCAGATGCCCGGTTTGAGTTAACGGGAGACTGTTTTATCTTCAGTGCTTTGGATTCAAGAACCTTCTCAACGATCACCCTTTAGCCCTCCTGTCCTGGCAGGCGTTCCTGTGTGGGCTCTTCTTTGAGTTTTAAGGTCTCAATGTCGTTACCGAACTGAGAAGGCTTGTAGGTGATGACAACCGGGATTGCGCCCTCTTTGCCCTCCTTGGCCATTTTCGCGATAGTCTCGCTGAATGTTCCGTAGTCGTTGCCGTCGTCACCCTTGATGGTATATTTTGTGAAGTCTTTACCACTTTTGGACTTTCCTTCTTTTTTGCGGACATCAGTTACGTTGACGGTGGTGGTGATGGCTTCCTCTGATGCAATGGCGTCCTGTTTCTTGCCGTCCTTCTTGTAGTCAACCCCTGCAACCTGATCCTGTGTTATCCCGGCGAACTCCTTGAGGTCTTCCCAGGTAAGGTTACGAATACCCAGCAGCCGGGTAACGCCGTTGCCGATGCAGTTCGTGTACGCCGCCTTTTTCACGTCTCCCGCGTCGATCTCCGATGGGGGCAGTTCCGTCTTTTCGCCCTGATTCCAGGAGTACCGTTTGAAAAAGCCGTCCTTGGACGACCGGGTCCCTATCGCCTCTATGGTCGCCCCGGCCAGGCTAAAATAGCCCTTGTAGGTGTAGGAAAAATGGCCACCCTCCAGGTTTTCTTTGACGGGCTCATCGATACGCCACGAAATACCGAAGATGCGCCCGACCTTTTCCGCGCCGCTTACCTGGAGGTAAGGGTTGCCGTTCTGGTTTGTCCAATCCTTGGGACTAGTTGCCTTCAGCGCTGCCCTTTTGATCTTGACAAGGGCATCAACTCGCTTCTCTGCCTGCTCTGCCAGGGCGACCAGTGTATAGTCGTTGACGGGAGCAAGCGCCTCGTGTGTCTCCACTACCTCAACGTCGAATGTCTCAGTCATTGCGTGTCCCTCCCCACATCATGTCTATCTCCTTCAAGGCCGCCACGATCTCCTTGTACCTGTCGCGCTGTTCGCACCCGCTGTCCGACGGGTCAAAATTCGCGGGGCAGTCGAATAGTCCGTTCTCCATCTCAACCGCCCCGCAACCACAACAGAAGCCTTTTTCGAACTCTTCATGTTCCAGGTATGCCCTTGTAGCCGGGGAATAACTCATGCTCTCCACCCCATCCGGTAAACAGCATGTCCGTTACGACGCTCTGTCTCGATGCAGTACCCCTTCTTACGCAGATTCCAGATCCGACTTGCAAGCCGGAAACATCCGAAAGCGTGGAGTGCCTGCATCGGCGTAAGTTCCTGCCCCTCGTCAAGCCACCGGAGAATGGATTCCTCCTGTGTCTTAAGCATTGCCCTGACCTCGCAAATCTGCTAGAATAAGACTGTTGTAAAAGTGGTTCTTCTCGCCCCTGCTTGCCAGAGCAGGGGTCTTTTTTTGCTCGCTCCAACGTCCCTTGCGGTTGATGTGTGCCCTATGCGGTGCCACCTCAACTAACTGCATCTTGATTCCCTCCCCCAAATATGTTTTCCAGCTCCGAGACTGCCCCCGTGGTTTCTGGAGGGTTTGTGTCGAACCCGTAAACCAATTCCTGAATAGAGCAGTCCAGGATTCCCGCCAGTTTCACCACGTCATTAAGGGAGAACTTGCGTTCCCCTGTCCGTTTGCGATAGAGGGCGGAATGTTCAAGTTGCATCCTCTCCGCAACGGTATTGATGGTGATTCCCCTCCGCTTGACCGCTTCGTCAAAACCCTTCAGCAATATCATTGATGTTTCCACCCCCCTCCTTGTTATTACGACAATAGAATATACCTACCTTGCTATTATGTCAACGCAAAATAGACATAGTGGCAATGTTCGCAATAGTACGAATTGTCAATACATCAATGGACAATTCTTTGCTGTTGTGGCAACATTGTTTGGCAGGGAGGAGGGATAAACGGTGGAAATACGGGAGAGAATTGAGAGATTGATCGCAGAGCGACACATTACCAAAGCGGAATTGGCAAAACGCCTTGACATAGATGCCTCAACACTTCCTGAAACTCCTTAGTTGCGTTTTTTATTGCGGTTATGGGGTTTTTGGGACGGGGTGGAACCCCCTGAAACTGTAGTTTGGTGGCGGTGAGTGGAATCGAAGAGGTTGATATTACTGCGTTTCTAGCGTTTGGTAGTACATTTGGTAGACGGTCATGAGTGTGGTTTGACAGACCCAGTTATATCTTGAAAAATGGGACTTTTGACCTATTACACTGTTTTTGGATAATCGCCTCAGAAGCAATTATCCGGAAATCCCGGACAGTTCAGACGGTGACGAGTTGTCACCGCTTGACCATTTCGCTGATGTCCACGAGATGGTCAGATGGTTACATTTTGTAACCGGTTGAAATAATAAAAGCCCCCGCCTTTCGACGGGGGCAACCCAGGGGGGAGGGGAGGGTTAGCGGATTAAACATGAGGGGTATCTACCCCCCATGTTGACCACCATGTTGACCACGGAAGTCACCACGGAAGGTTTGATTTGATCCAAGCGACTATCGGGTCTTTGTACCAACACACCGCAAAACCGCAAGCGAAGCCCATCATGAAGCCTATCACGAATCCCATGTCATCATCTCCTTGATATAATCTTTACGTGTTTTGAAAGCGGAATACGTACCGGATATATCTGTTAACCAACAAATGCCCGAAAATGGGGTCAATGTTGGTTAGCATTCTGTTCAATAAAAATGTCCACCGGAAAACGTTACAAAGACTGGCTTGATCCGCATTTTGGTATAACGTTTTGTCCAAAATGCAGTGCATAATCAGGGGCAACTTGTAAGTCATACTTACAAGTTTACGGCGAATACGTAAGTTTCCTATGTATCCGGCGTTATTTCGTCAAGCGTGGTAAAAAATGTCCCACGTTAATGGCAATAATTGGTATCTATGCAGTAGTTTTTAGACTACACCTTCGCAAGCCGTTCAAAGGCTTCCCTGTATTTCTCGTAGATAGCCTTGAGTTTATCTTCCCGCAATGAATCCGAGTGCGAACGCTCCGACGGCGTAGTAGAAGAGATTGCGCTTGTTTGCCCGTCTTTCCGCATTTATGGAGTCCTCCAACTCTTGCAGTTTTGATCTAAAGAGGTCATTAGAGGTCGTCACTTCCGCTCGCAACTCTTCGTAGGCTGACTCCCACGCTTTAGCCTGTTGCTTGTACGTCCTGACCATCGCAAGGGTATCTCTGGCATCGGCTTCAGTGCACCAATAGCCATCTTCAGAAGTTAACGACCCCGCCGGGAGAAATATCCAATCTGCGGAACTCGGACAACTCAGCGTTGAGAGCATCAGCAACATCGTCACGAGTGAGACTGCTAATTTCCTGCTTGACTGTCTCACGGATTTTTCCGACCTCCTTTCGCACCCTGTTGTCTATCTCGGTTATGCGCTCATCCCTCTTCTGAAGTTCCTGACGCATCTCTTCCCTTAATACATCAACGGTATTCACGGAAGGAGGGCGATGTAGCCACCATGCAAGGAGGCCCCCTGCCACAATGACAGATAATATAAGCAACCACTTATATTTGGTCATAACACCATCCCCTCTACGATCTTCTTGTTCTCAACCATGAATGTGCCGTCTTCATTGAAATACACCACGGCGAATCCGTGATTCCACTGGTTCCCCGGCATGAACCTGGGGTGCAGGTCACACAGACAACCCACTCCCCAACAGCCGTAAACGTCGCCGGAGATATTCTGCCAGTAGTACTCCTGCGTCCGGTGGAAGTGACCGAAGATAACATTGTCACCCGTCCGGTCTTTCATCAGTTTTGCCATGTTAATTGCGCCGAATCCTATACGGTACTCGTGCCCGTGAATGTGATAGAGTTGTCCGTAATGAGGCCATGAGCCTGTCAATTGC